CGTATACATGATTAACAGACATTTTGTTACGTTATGTATAGCTGAGATAGAGGAAAATCCCGATATATTGAAAGAAACTTACAGATTGCGCAAACCAAATACTGAGGTGTATTATGATATACCTATGAGTAATATATGCAATTTTCAAGTTACTTCGGCTCTCGAAGAACAAGATGTTGCTTTTATAGAAACACCAAAATATGTTCCTCAACATCTTAATATTGTGAAGTACTTCGTCACGAGAAAGGACGCTCATAAATATAAAGATCTAAATTTTAGGTTGATAACAAACTCTCATGACAATTATTCATGTTGGGTAGGCAGAGCTCAAGCTTTCGATACAGTACCTGTCGCAAATAGTCAGATACAATATGTTGTTAGATCAGCTTATAGATATATGGCTATGACAAAAGTTGGAGATTGCGGTAGTTTATTTACTTTATGTTCTACACACTCCAATGCTAGGAAAATCATGGGTATACATACATCAGGAAGTGCAGATGGTTATTCCTATTCTGCAGCTGTTTTTGAAGAGGACGTTCTTGAAGCTTTGGGATTATTTGAAAAACAAGTTGATGTTTCTTGTGAAGAAGAGATAGAACCTCAAAGTGATCTTTCTTTTGATGGTCCACAATTTGTTCCATTGTATAAAACCAAACTTGCTATGAATTTTCCAGGCAAGTCATGTAAGAAGAAATCGCAATTATATGGAAAAATTGAAAAAGTGCGTACAGCTCCTTCTAGATTAAGACCTTTTTATTGTGATGGAGCGCTTATAGACCCCTTACAATTATCAATATCTAAATATTGTCTTAATAGAATAATTATAAATCAAGATATTGTTGACGCCATTAGTGAACAAATGTTTGATGACATTAGAAGTTCCTCTGTTTTTAAAGGTGATTTTAGAATATATACTTTTGAAGAAGCAATTATAGGTCTTGAAGATGATCCATCTTTTGGATCTATATCTAGACAATCTAGTGCTGGGTATCCTCTCAACTTACTAGTTAAGGGTAAAGGGAAAACTTACTGGTTTGGTGATGGCCAAGACTATTGTTTGGATAATGATCAAGTTAGAACATTGCGTAAAGAAGTTGAAGAATTGGAATACGCCACTAAAAATGGGATCCGAGGTGTCTTTATATACGCAGATTGTCCCAAGGATGAAATAACTACTATTGAAAAAGTTAAAATAGGTAAAACTAGAGCTTTTTCTGCTTGTCCTATTCATTTGGTTATATTATATCGACAGTATTTTGGAGCTTGGGTTAGGTTTATGGCCATTAATAAGATACATAATGGTAGTGCTGTTGGAGTAAATCCTTACTCTAGTGATTGGGATTCTATCGCTAAAAACCTAAATAAGTTTGGCAATATACAGAATAAAGGAGCTGGAGACTATAAAGCTTTTGATGCGAGTGAAACTCCACAAGTTCACCTAGCTATTTTATCGATTATTAATAAGTTTTATAATGATGATCACGGTTTCTTTAGATATATGTTATGGCTTGAACTTATTAATTCGAAACACATACTCGGAGATATGGTTTATGAATGGGTATCGAGTTTACCTAGTGGTAACCCTCTTACTACTCATGTAAATAATATGGCTAATCATTTTTATTTTAGATATTGTTGGCTTGCTGCTAACAATTTTGAACTAAC